AGCGGGAAGCGCAGGAGGGCAAGCGCGAGATGCAGCGGGAGATAGATTAGCCACCGCATTATTCAAGCGCTCGGAGGAGCGACTGTTGTCCAGTCGGATAGGCTCATGTTCGTCGGCGTCAAATTATTTCCTGACCCGGAATGGTCATTGCAAACAGTCGTAATGGTTATGCCGTCGATAAAGTCTAGGTAGTAGCCCGTTGTACCGAAAGCTCCGGAATACTTTTTTGGTATCCACGCGCTTGATGGAGCAGTTTCGCCAAACGATGAAACCGGAACAACAGCCCCGTTCACATAGGTTACTTCTGCGATATAAGCGTCACAGTAAGCGCTGCCCCAAGAGTCGAATCCGATGATCTGCTCGCTGGTGAAGCCGATGCCATAGTCTGTATTGAGTGCAACGATATTTGCAGCGAACGGATACACCACATTATTGACTGTCAGAATGCAGCGGTTCGCAGCAGTAGCTTGTGTCGAGTCAAACACAATGTGAACGTGATACCAGATGCCCGTTGATGGCATCGGGGTTCCTGAAGTGGTTTGTGTTCCGACCCCGAGAATAACGGCGGTTATTGCGCCAGTGTTTGAAACGTAAAAACTGAGTGGTGTACCACCTGTATTTGCCGAGCAGAAAATGCCGCTATTCCCTGAAATAGAAGTCCGTTTAATCCACCCGCTCCACGTCCATGTTTTGCGATTGCCCGCCGTTGCAGGCGTAAACGACATTTTCTTGGCACCAGCAATCGTCATCAGCACGGAATTTTTAGCGACATACCCACCGCCGACGCCAAGCATCATCTGAAGGATACTCATGACAGCCCCGCGCCGGAGATGATCCAGACGGTTGATGAAACCTTCCGGGCTGTCGCCACGCCGTAATTTGCAAGGGTTCTCGTACCGGTATTCGTTGAACCTGCCTGACGCAGCGTGTCCGTCGTAATGGCGATGGATAGACTATTCGCCGTTGTGTTCGTGAACGTTACCGTCGCGCCGACAGGGAACGCGACAGAAGCATTGGCCGGGATAGCAATCGTCTGTCCGGCCCCCCCGGTAAAATCGATCGACAAACCATTGTCAGTCAATACAAGCGATGCGCTGGCGGAAACCGACCTAGAATTTACCCCCGCTGCCGGCGGCAGTTGATCAAGAATAACGAAATCAGCGCCGTCATACTCAACATCGAATAGTTGTCCAGAAGCCACCACGGCAGATACTTTTACACCCGTCGAGTCGTACTGCATCAGATTCTTAATCCCGAGACCCGATACGTTGAGTGTATTGCTCCCTATCGTTCCCGCCGCGTGTACTTTGACCCGGAAACGCTGGTTTGCGGCATAAGCATTCAACGCCGGAACAGGCGTCAGCGTGAATGCCGGCGCAGCACCCGCCGTTGTAAAAGCTGTAGCTGTCTGATTTTGCGCTGACAGGCTGGTTCGGCCAATCGTTTTAAGTTGTGTTCCGTCGCAATAAATGCAGCATGACTCGCCAGGGGCAAGCTGCATTGTAGAAACCCCGTCAATGGTTTCGGCAGCATTCGGATCAATCGTTATCACGCCCGTCCCGTCATTACGGTATTCCAAAACCCACCCGTCGCCGAGCGTTGCACAGGGATTGAGCGTCTGCGTCCACGTGCCGGTGGCGATGATGACGCGTGCCATGTCACCTATGCCAAGCGCCGTATTGGCCGACCGCCCGACAACGAGCGTCTCCGCTAGCGGCGCACGCACAATCCACGCCGAGTTAGCGGCGTTGCGTTGTTTGATGACGCCGTTCGTCGTATCGCACCACACTTGATAGGCGTAGGTCGTGGCAGGTGCGTTGGTGCCGGCGCTCTGGCTGGCCAACGCCTGTAGCGCGGCGCTGATGTCTGCCCGGAATGAGGCAGCTAGCTGATTGGCTATCGATAAAGAATGTTGTGACATAGGGATTACCAGTTAGCGGTGATAGAAAGCTGCGACACGGTGACGTTATGTGTCGGTGCTGCAGCGGTAAAAGAGAGACGAAATTTTGCTGATTGGCAGGTCAGGTCAGCGGCCATCAATGGGAACCAGGCACCGTAAATAACGCCGTCCTGCGATAGGCTGGCCAGCAGCTGTACGGTGGCATCATTGATGACGCCGCCGTCGACCATGCCCCAGGTATCCACCATGCCCCGTGAATCGATGTACTCTCCGGTGTCGAATGCCTGCGCGGCAACGACTGAAGTAAATCGACGAGTGGCCACGCTGCCAAAATCCATGACCTGCGAGACGTCGTAGGTACCTGAGGCTGCCACGCCACCCTGGGAATCAATCCAACCAGGCCAGCTGTCAACCAGACCGGGAATGGCATCAACCATTGACATCGCATCGAGTTTGAGCGCGCCGGAATCATTAACCACGGACGTCTTCACGCCCAGATAAGCCGGCGATTCGATCAGCGTTTGACTATTCGGCAAGGCCGTAATCTGCCCAGCCGTCAGCACCCAACTGGCAATATTGGATGACCAGTTTCCCGTGCTATCCTTGGCTTTTATCATGTAAGTGCCAGTCAGCATTGGCATTGATCCCGTAACCGATGCCCCCGAGAACTCAGCAACTGGAATGCCGTTTTCCCACTGAGCAGCTGCCATCAGGGGTGACCAGCGGACCACGATGCGGCCACCGATCCGCACATCCAGATCAGGTGTCAGATTCCATGCGCCGAATGCCATGCCATTGCTTGCCAGCACGGCGAATCCAGTAATATCGGCTGGCGCTGCAGTCAGTCCGAGGATTTCAGCTGGCGCCACGGCCCAGTCACTGAATCGTCCCAATGTATTGAGTGAACGCACTCGGAAGTAGTATCTACCTTCTGCCAGATCATCAATATCTACCGTCTTGTCGCTGATCTGCGCGGCCGGGGTCCAGCTTGAGCTACCCTGCAATTGATATTCGACTTGATGACTGACAGCGAAGGCATCCATGACAGTCCAGCTCACAGTGGCGCGTGACCGCACGCCAACAGAGTTGCTCGTGATATACATTGATTCTGAAATGCTTGGCACGCCAGGAGTAATAACCACCAACGGGTCCGGCAAATTCGTCACAGGCGTAGCCCGCGGCGCGGTCAAAGCTGCTTGAACATAGACAGAATCATCGTATTCACGCACCTCGACTTCGACTTCATCGGTCGAGAGCAGGGAAATCCTCATGATGCGAAACGGCTTGTTTACCCAGCCCGGCATGCTGTGCGAGATCGGCACCACGTCACCCACTTCGCAGAACATGCCGGCGATGAAAGCGCGGAAGGTCGATACCATGCCGAAGCGCGATTGCTTCAGATGGCGGTCCGTCAGCCGGTTGGCCTGGTCATAGACTGTAGTGAATGGCAGCTCCAGCTGCGATTCCAGCAGCAAACCATTGTCGATCGCGCGAAACGCTGTGGAATCTGCTGGATAAATATCCGGCTGCCAGGAGCGATCCGGATTGAACCAGTTGCCGCGCACACGGTTATAGCGGGTGCGCTTGCCACCCGGAGCGAAGGTCCACGCCCCGGTGATGTTGTCTTCGTTGAAGGCAAAGGCGCTGGGCACTTCGGCCTTGTCGATCAACAATGCATAGCCCTTGGCCGAAAATACAAGCATCCCACGGCAACTGGACATCATGCTGATCGTGTTGTCTGCGCTGTTTTGATCCGTGTTGACCACGCCGTTGCATGTGTAGGTCTTCAGGCCGGAAATCGTCACGTCAGAGGCATTGGCCGCTGCGATGAAGGCCGCGTCGTCAATACTGGCAATTCCCCGACCGTAGCGGGCATTCGTCAGGTAGTCACGGATGCATACGGGCGGATTGTCGCTCCAGGCCGTTGTACCGGTACGCGGATCAAAAACCGTGCGACCCTTGATGTCGACCGTAACATTCGGCAGGCCGTTGAAAACCTTCTGGTCGTATTTCAGGCGCAGGTAGGTATAAGCCACGCCGGCCAGCTTGTGGGCACTGGTCCATTTCGCCGGCAGGGCATCAATCAGCGACTGACACGCCGCCTGATTGTCAGCGCCGGTGAATTTCTCGACGGTGACCAAGCCATCAAACTTACTATCCGTGACAGCCACTTCATCGAGATACACCTGCTCGATGTCGTAGATCGGGCCTTCGCAGTGCGCAATGATCAAATGCAGGTATTCATTGCTGTCACCGGAGGATTCACAAAAAACCCGCGTCCCGCCCATTCGGCGGCGGCCATAGACCACCATCAGCGGGTCGACGGTGCTGGCACTGTTGATTAGTACGCCACGGGCGATGTCCTGGACTGACTGCTGCGGCGCTTGCTTGTTGAGGCCCATCGCCGAACCGACAACTATGCTCGTTGCAGCGGCAGCAAGCCCGCCGATAACAGCCCCAGCAAATGCACTATAACCGGCCGCAACGACAGCACCTGCCACATAAGTGCTTGCTGCATAGCTAGCAACAGCAACTACTGCGGCCGGCATTTAACGAACCCCCACAATGATTTCCGGATCACGCAAGGCGTGCTTGCCGAAGATCGCCACGCCACCGGCTGCCGTCGAAGACAAATACTGCTGCCCGAGAAAAATAGAAGCCCCCAGCGTATCCGGCAAAGTCACTAGCGCCAGATCGCCCGGTTGGATAAAGGCCGGCTCAATTTCGACCAAGCCTTCAGAAAGGAAGGACTCAACCAGCCCGGCGAATCCGTGTTTTTTAACCCATGCCTGGGCCCGCAATTCACTGCTCATCTGGCGACGGAATTTGTCCATCAAGGCTGAACCACATTGCACATCGATGGCCGTCAAAGCCAGCGCGAGACAGTTGGTTTCGCCCCAGACAAAAGCATTGCCGATCTGGCTACTGGCCCAGCGCACCAGATCAACCTGCGCATTCATCTGACGGCTGATCATTTCGTGCCCCACTTGATTTCCTTGTTCAGCTCGCTGACGTACTCAAATCCGAGATCACCGGGAAACCAGATTTGCTGCTCCTGGTGATTGGTATGCCGGCCCGGCTTGCGCTCGAAATCCACCCAGTGCGAACTGACTGAGATGGACACCGTGCACATGCCGGAATCCGGGTCTTCGGCAATCTCCGGCGCATCACAGCGGGCATCGAGAATTGGCACCGGATCGACCAGAACGTTTTCATCAGCACCAAGGAAGGCCTTGCGGATCACCAGGCGGCGATCCACGTACTCATGCAGCAGCACGTCAGCAATCACCGACTGATCAACACCGGATAGCGTGACGCGCGTCTGGCTGACCTTCAGATCAGCCGTTTCCTCTACCTGGTCAAAACTGAGGAAATGCCCATCGGCTACGTAGGTATTGCCATTCCAGACCAGCGTGCGATAGGCATCCGTGGCAAAGGTATGCGCGCCATCCAGATACAGTTCGAACAAATGGACGGGCTGGCTGGCAGATTTCGCCGCCTCGGCTTGTACAGCCGGCGATGCACCGCGCCCGCTCACGGCAATTCCTCAATCAGCTCACATTCCCAGTCGTAAATTACGCCGGGCATCATGGGGAACTCATGCACGTCCTGGGCGAAGTAGCAACGAAACGGCACGCCATTGAGAATCACCGACTCATTCAAGGCAACGGCGACGTACAGCGCCGGCTCAATACTCAGCGTGACAGCGCCGGACCCATTGGCCACCGCGTTCGCCGTCAGCATGTACACCTTGCTGTGACCGTTGAATTTGACGAAATCCCCCACCTTGCCGAGCGTGGCATTGGCCGTCACACCAGAAACCGGCACGCTGCGGCCCGCCGCGATTGCAGCAGAGACAACGGGTGAACCGCCGCCTGTGGCCTGACGCTGACCTACGACCGCCGGCACGAAATCAAACGTGCCGTACTGGCCGCGATTCGCCAAGGCGAAACCAATCAAGGGCATCAGTTCATCCCGAGTCCGGTTTTTGAAACTCAGCTTAAATTTCCAGCGCTGACCACCCCGGCTGCGCACATTGCGTTTCAGGCTGTGTGAAGTGGAAGATAAGGACGGCTGGATTGATCCGGGCACCATTGATGATGGCGCGGGAGTGCTTGGGAAAGTGCCGCTCATACGCTAGGGCTTACGCGGTTACGCAACTGCGCCTGGCGAACAATGCCGGGCACCGTTTTGACGACCCAGCCCTGCAGCTGGGCGATGGCGGCATTGAGCAGGGGAGTGACCGATGAATCCGCGCCACGGGCATCGATAGTGACGGGCATAGATATACTAATGGGCTGATTTCCCCCCTGTGTTCGCACGCCAAGCCGGCCCTGGCCATCTCGCGCCAGCGGCATCACTGCCTCCGGACCTGCCTCAGCAAAAACTCCGCCTTTGGCAAACCCATGCAGGCGATCAAAGCCAAACATCTTTGGCGATGATTGAACAGTATTGACGTACTGATGCAGGCTCGGCGATCCGGAGAAAACGCCACCATTGGCGAAACCGCCAAGACCTGCGCTATTAATATCTCTGCCCACCGCCGCCTCGGCCGCTGTCTGTGACCCACCGGCGCCGGCTTGATTTCCAATGCCCAAAAAGCTCTTCAGCCACCCCCCCATCCCCGCCGTCACCGGCGCCATCGCCGCCCGCATCTGTGCCCGGATCATGTCGGCAATCATGCTATTGACCAGCCCGGAAAAGCTCAGCTTTCCCGTCATGACAAACTGCGTCATGGCGTCCGCCATGCCGTCGGTGGCTTTAGAGAAAATCTGCTCAGCCATCGCCGACTTGTTCTTCGCTTCGTCCTGATAGCGCTGAAATGCCCCGTCCCATCCCGTTGAAAACGCATCTTGCGCAGCATAATGGGCGCGAATTTCTGACTCAACACCGGCCTGGGTGGTCGCTGCGTTATCTTCCATCTGGGCTTTATATTTCGCCAACACAGCCGGCGCGCCTTTCAGGGCTTCATTTTTTTCCAGAATCGCCTCTTTTTCCTGAAGATCAAGCGCGGCCTTTTCTCGCGCGACGACCAACTCTTGATCCATCTGGGACAGACTCTGCCGCCGCCAGGCGGCCGCTTCAGCCAGCGTCTTGGTATTGGCGTTACTTTGATCAAGCACAGCGTTACTGCCCGCCGCGTTGGCCCCTTTCAGGTTGCCGGCCAGGCCTTCGCTAGCGCTCGCTGAAATACCGCCGGCCAGACGGGCATTCAGTGCATCGATGTCAGCCTGAATCTTGATTTGTTCCGCTTCCCGCCCCGGCCCGTTGAGCGTCGACTTTTTCTTTTTCAGAATACCCAGCTCAACCTCGGCCAGCCGCCGCTCGCCGGCCTCAACCAGCTGCCAATAAGCGACGTAATCAACCGCCGATTCATCCAGCGATTTCTTGACAATATTCTTGTACTCGTCATGCCACGTTTTAACTTCAGACAGTTGCGCGTCAAATTTCGCCGACGCCACAGCAGCGGCTTTATCCGTTTCCGGCTTATTGATCTCGGCCAGTTTTTTCTTGTGCGCGGTTAGTGCCTCTTCATAGGCCTTGCCAGACGTACCAACAACTGCGGTCAGCGCCTTGAATGCCTCATTTTCCTTGGCGACGGCTTTGAGCCGATCAGATTGCGCCTCCTGCAAATAAGCCTTGAGTGCTTCTTTCTTCTTGGCCTCCTGAGCCAAGTATTCGCCGGCAATATCCGGGACTTTGTAAGTCTCTTTTCCGCGCTGAGTAGCCAGGCTGAGCAACTGGGCGCGCAGGGCTGCCTCTTGTCGCACCAGGTCGCGCAACTGCTCTTGCTGCAGATAATTGAGATCTTTACCCTCCATCGCGGCGCGGCCTTGAGATACCACCGCCAGCTTTGCCATCGCGTCTTGCTGGATTTTTGCGGTATCGAACTTGCCTGCACCGGCAGCGCCGAACTCAAATCCACCAATGGCCAGCAATAACTTCTGAACGATACCCGCCTCAGCACCCAACGAACGCATCGCCGCAGCGGATTCATTGAGACCACGGGTGATGAAAGAAAATCCCCCACCATCTGAATTGGCTA